CAAGCAGCCACCAAGCAGTATGTAGATACGATTGCGGCGGCGGGAATACATTATCACCAACCTTGTCGAGCACAGGCAACGGCAAATCTTAATGCTACATATAACAACGGGTCTAGTGGTGTTGGAGCTACTTTGACTAACGCTGGAACACAGGCGGCATTGGTTATTGACGGGGTTTCTCTATCCTCATCGGATCGAGTTTTAATCCAATTACAGACTAACCAAGCTCACAACGGTGTTTACACAGTTACTACAGTTGGTAGTGGTAGCACTAATTGGGTACTTACTCGAGCCACTGATGCTGATTCATATGGGCCAAGTGACCCAGACGCATTAGGGGAAGGCGATGCTTTCTTTGTTACTGAAGGTACAGTTCACGGTGGTGAGCTAGATGTGATGACTACGTCAGGTACTATTACTTTTGGTACAACTGCGATTGTCTTTGCGCTAGTTTCAGATGCTCCAATTTACACAGGTGGAACTGGGGTTTCTATTTCTGGAACTGTGGTATCTATAGGTCAGGCGGTTGCTACAAGCAGTAATGTGACGTTTAACCAAGTGACTGCTGCTCTGGTTGGTAATTCATCGACGGCTACCAAATGGGCTACGGGTAGAACTATTACTTTAACAGGTGACACTACAGGAGTATCCGGTACTTTTGATGGTTCTGGTAACGCATCTATCAGCACTACAATAGCAGACTTACCTGGGAAACAGCCTTACTTAACTGTAGCAACTACCGTTTCTGGCGGTAAATTCTTGTTAGATGGCAGTTCTCAGCAAATCGCGCAACTACCTCGTTCTGTAACGATTCGGTTTGATCAGTCTGATAGCAGTAACACGACTCACCCGTTGCGTTTAAGTACTACGTCTGACGGTACTCATGGAGGGGGCTCTGCTTATACCACTGGAGTTACGACTGTTGGAACACCGGGGTCGGCAGGCTCGTATACTCAGGTTACAATACAACAGTCCGCTCCGAATACATTGTATTATTATTGCGCTAACCACTCCGGTATGGGCAGTAAAATTTCAACGGGCATAGATTTAACTCCGTCTGCCTCTCCTACATTCTCGTCCGTTACTGCGGATTTAACGGGTGATGTCACAGGGTCTGCAAACACGCTATCAACCGCTCGAACAATCGGGATGACAGGTGATGTTGTTTGGACTTCCGCTGCATTTGACGGAAGTGGGAATGTCACTGGCACAGCAACGATACAAGCTAACTCTGTGGCTCTTGGAACAGACACAACTGGGAACTATGTTGCTGCAGGCGCTACCTCTGGTACGGGTATTTCGGGCTCTGTTTCCAGCGAAGGTGGGACTTTTACAGTCACTTCTAACGCAACTAGCGGGAACACTGGTGGAGCTATAGTTGCAAGGGATGGCTCTGGTAACTTTACTGCGGGTACTATTACTGCCTCTTTAAGCGGGAATGCCTCTACTTCTTCTTCTACTTCGGGCAATGCAGCAACTGCTACGGCGTTGCAGACAGCAAGAAATATTGGCGGTGTATCATTTAATGGTACAGCTAGTATTAACTTACCAGGGGTAAACACCGGAGGTAATCAAAGCACTTCTGGCAATGCAGCTAGTGCCACGGTTTTACAGACAGCAAGGAACATCGGTGGTGTGTCCTTTAACGGTTCAGCTAATATTAACTTGCCCGGAGTAAACACTTCGGGGAACCAAAACACTTCTGGCAATGCAGCGACTGCAACCACCGCATCAACGGCTAACGCCTTAAATACTTCAAATGATTATCGTGTAGATTCTTTCGGGGTCGGCACAAACGCTTCGGGAACAACTGGAGAAATACGGGCTACAAACAACGTCACAGCGTATTACTCAGATGATAGACTGAAGACACGTTTTGGAAATATTGAAAACGCTCTTGAGATGCTTTCGACTCTAAACGGTTTCTACTATGAAGCTAACGAGACTGCAGTTTCTTTGGGTTATGATGTCCACAAAGAGGTTGGGATTTCAGCCCAAGAAGTGCAAAAGATACTTCCTGAGATTGTAGCCCCTGCCCCTATTGATGATAAGTACCTGACTGTGCGATATGAACGGATGGTCCCTCTTTTAGTAGAGGCAATAAAAGAATTGTCGGATAAAGTAACAGACCTACAAGACCGTCTAGATGAAATAGAATAGGAGAATTAAATGCTAGGCTTTTCGCCATTCTCCGCCGGACCATTCTCCGCTAGTGGTGAAGCTAGTGCTCTTAATATCTTAACAGGGCAAGAGGCTACAGCCTCAGTCGGTACAGTACAGGTATTTGGATACGCTCCTTTTTCAGTGACAAGTCCTACTCCTGCAGTTGGTTCTGTTGGGCAAGTAACGGTTGACGCGGGTTCCACGGCTACCTTCTCCATAGGGGGTGCAACAGGTTCTGTTGGGCAAGTACTGGTTGACGCGGGGGTAACCGCTACAGTTACAGGAGTTTCTGCAACAGGTTCTGTTAATCCAGTTACAGTGTTCAATCTTACTGTTGCCGCAGTCACTGGGCAGTCACTCACTGGTACTGTTGGGAGCATAGCATACGTTAAAGCAGACGCTGTAGTTTCACCGACAGGGGTCACTGCCACAGGCGCAGTTGGTAGTATAACTGCAGGGATCGTCACCGTTGCAGAAGCAACTGGAGTTTCTGGCTCTGGTAGTGTAGGATCAATCACAATGACAGGTGGCGCAACGATTGTCCCAGATGGTGTCGAAGGCACTGGAGTGATGGGACAGGCTAACGTCTGGGGTACAATTATTCCAAATACAGGCACTGTTTGGACAGAAATACAAGCGTAAGGAGTTTCAATGCCTAGTACATATACTGATAATAGCGGGATTGAACTTCCAGCAAATGGGGAACAGTCCGGCACATGGGGTGAAACCGTAAACGATAACATGAATATCATTGACCGTTTGTCTAATGGTATCGGAACTATCTCATTAAGCGGAACGTCTCATTCTCTCATTACCTCAGATGGAGTTCTGTCTGATGGTCAATACAATACGTTGTTGTTGTCTGGGTCGCCTAGCGGCACAAATACAATTACAATTAGCCCCAACAGCAATCAACATATTTACACTGTTATTAACTCTAGCGGTCAAGACGCTGTCTTTACTCAAGGTTCTGGAGCCAACATAACGGTTAAGAATGGTTCCACTAAAATTATTTACGCAGATGGCGCAGGTTCTGGTGCAGCAGTTGTAGATATAACCAACACCTTAGATATTAACGCTCTACATCTGTCTGGTGTAGCGGTAACTTCTTCTGCTGCAGAGTTAAACATTTTAGATGGCGTTACCTCCACTACTGCAGAGTTGAACATCTTGGATGGCGCAACCCTTGATGTTAACGAGTTAAACATCCTAGACGGCGCAACAGTTACTACAGCCGAACTAAACGTTTTAGACGGTATTCCTGCTACTCTAACGGCTACTGAGTTAGGCTATGTAGACGGAGTAACCAGTTCTATACAGACTCAACTAAATAATTTGTTGACAGGTCCTAGTATAACAAGTCCTGTGACAGTTACAGGAGGCACTGCAAGTTGGGTACTTACTGCTTCCGGAACTACACTAACCTTTTCTTACAACGGAGTTCCTAAGATACGATTTGATGGTTCTACTGGAGACATCACCGCAACTGGGAACATCACAGCCTACGGGAGTTTATAATCAATGCCAGTTCCTACAGGTACAGCCAGTTTACAGGACATTCAAAACGAGTTTGGCGGAAGCCATCCAATCGGGATTAGCGAATACTACGGTGCAGCGGCGGGAGTTCCTGCCAGCGGCACAATTTCTATTAACGATTTCAGAGGCAAGTCCAATACATTTGCGTTTACCTTGACATCTAACCAACAAAACTACGATGTTCGAGCAGCGGCACTTAGCGCGGGATGGGACGGGTCATCCGAAGTTCAGCTTACAATTAACTCTGGAGTCACTGTTTACGCAAGCAGCACGTCGAACTATGCTTGCTCGTTTTCTGGGTCTTTCCCTTCTGGGGCTAAGTTAATTAATAACGGGATTATTGTTGGTCGCGGAGGAAATGGTGGCAACGGATACGCAGGCAACGGTGCATGTTACGGGTATGCTCCGTATGGTGGTGGATCTACAGGAGGCACAGGTGGCCCCGGTCTTTACACTTCGGTGGCGTTAAGTGTTACGAATAATAACCGTATTTCCGGTGGCGGCGGAGGTGGCGGTGGTGGCTACCCATCCAACTTTTCTTGGGGCGGATCTGGTGCTGGCGGAGGTCTTGGTATCTCTAGCGGAGGAAGCCCCGGAACTCACGGCTATGGATATGGCAATGGTGGGAATTTGACTGCCTTCGGCTACGGCGGAACCCCTAGATCTCAACCGGGCAGTGGCTGTCCTTGGGTTGAAGTGGGTGGTCGCGGAGGAAATGGTGGGACTTATGGCGCGGGTGGATCGGCTCCTGGTTCTTCTTCTGCACCAGGTGTCGGCGGCAACTACATAACTGGCAACAGTAACGTTACTTGGGTTGCAACTGGTACTCGGAACGGTGGAGTAGCCTAAGTTGCCTCAAGAGTTTCAAGTTGCTTTCTTTGACGAAGAAAGAGGAACCATAGGTATTGTCTGGGACGGCATGGAGAATCCCATGGCTGTCGAGCTCCCCATAGATGGAGCGGGGTACTACCCTTCTAAACAAGACCTAATTCAGTATATAGCTGGGTTTGTCCCAAGAAATACAATTAACAGTCCTCGACAAAAAGCTTTAGAAAAAGGCATACCTAATGTTGATGTTGTTCGAGATCTCGTAGATCCCGACCTTATGGTTATGGACTATGTAGCAACGCCTAAAGAACTAGAAGACATCATAGACGAGCAGCAGCGTGACGATTTCAGAAACGGTGTGCTAGAAGTTCTGGAAGAAATAGGTTTGTTTAAAAGATGAACTTGTTGCAGGAAAAAATGTTTACGGACAAAGAGACTGTGGCAAAGAGACTTGCGGTGTGCGGCTCTTGTCCTAGAAAAAAACTATCTAGGATTGTAAAAGTCTGGTCATACTGTGCTGAATGCCACTGTCCTTTAAAAGCAAAGACAGTTTTAAAAAGAGAAAGCTGCCCATTAGGAAAATGGAACTTTGTCTAGTAGTATTCTTGTTGGTTCTTTCGGCCTACCTGATTCCTTTATAGATTATATTAATGGTGCGGATTTTCCTTGGAACTACGTTCATAGATCTACATCAGACGGCCTTTCATTTATGGGCCATACGCTTGTTTGCCGTAAAGATGAAGATCGTTGGAAGCCTAACTCAGAACATTGGCCCACGGTTTACAAAGCGTTTGCTGCATTCTGTGATCGAAACAACATTGAGTTTACTGAAATTCAACGTTGTGCAATTAACATGACTTTTTCTCGTCCTGACTATCCTTGTAGTGATGCACATGTGGATAAAACAACAGATCACAAAGTTCTTTTAGTCTACTTGAACTCTGATTGCACAGGGGACACTATAATCTACAGTGATACATACAAGCAGGGAACAACGGGGGTTGCATTTTTTGACACAAAAGAGTTTAATGAGCTCAAAGAAATTAAAAGAATAAGCCCAGAAAAAAACAAAGCTGTTGTTTTTGACGGGGCTCATTATCATGCAGCAGAGTTTCCTGTTGCGGGGCAAAGAAGGCTAGTTTTAGTAGCTAACTTTAGATAGGGGGGCACATGCCTAACGAAATTATCTACTGGCAGTGGGAAAAAGAAATTTCTCCAGAAGTTTGCACTCGGTTAATTTCCGAGAACAGACGAAACCTACAAGCAGCCAGAACCGTAGGGCCCGGTGGTCAAGATATGGTGGTAGACAGGCGAAGGAGTAGAGTAAACTTTGACGTAACCACTGAGGTTGAGGAAATGTGTTTGCATTATTTGTGGCTTGCAAACAGAGATGCCTTTGGATTTGACCTGTGGCCTAACGAAAAAAATAGAAACTTTAAGGCTCAGTTTTTAGAGTATAACGCAGAAGAAAAGGGCCATTTTGATTGGCATCAAGATAGTTACCACCACGGGACTGCACGTTCCAACCGGAAGCTAACTCTGATTTGCCAATTAACTGATCCTAGTGAATATAAGGGCGGAGAACTAGATATAGGTATGGGCGGTGTTCCGTTAAGACCGGGACAAGGGACCATTGTAGTGTTCCCAAGCTACATGATTCACAGGATTAGTCCTGTGACCGAAGGCAGGCGCAACTCTTTTGTTGCTTGGGTAGAAGGACCGGAGTGGAAATAATGAGCTTAGAACAAGAAGAATTTTTAAAAGAACACGGATACTTTGTTGTACATGATGTGATGCCAAAGGACGTGTGTGAGAATCTTGCAAAAGAATTTGCGCGTGATGCAGAGTATATTGGGGTTAAAGATGACCTATGTCCGTCTGTTAATGGTTTATATAACCACATGCCTTTTGTCAGAACTTTAGTTGGTTTAGTGCCGCACATAAGTCATTTAGTGGGTGAAGCTGTTTTGCCAACATATGCTTATGCCCGTCACTACAATCATCAGGGGGCTGATCTAAAAAGGCACAAAGACCGTCCAGCCTGCGAGTTAAGCATGACTCTTAACATACGAAAAACGCACGATTGGCCTATTTGGTTAACGGATCGTAAGGGTAACGATGTGTCGATTGACTTGCCCGTAGGCTCTGGGTTATTATACCACGGAATAGAACTCGAACATTGGCGTCACCCGTATACAGGATCAGATCATATTAATGTGTTTTTGCATTGGGTGAGGGCTTTTGGGGCGTACTCGAACTACGTTTTTGACAGGGGCTGATAGACTCTAGCAAAAACCAAGACGTTAGTGTATGATCCCTATAACAGGGGATTGTATATGACTCTTCAAAAACTTCAATTTAAACCTGGGTTTATCCAAGATGTTACCGATTACACCAGTGAGGGTGGATGGCGAACAGGGGATAAAGTCCGGTTTACTCTGGGTTTTCCAGAAACAATCGGTGGATGGTCTCGGTTTACAACAGGAACTATGCTCGGGACGTGCCGAAATCTGCATGTATTCAGCACTCTTACTGGTACAAACTATGTTGGTGCGGGTACAAACTTAAAGCTTTACATCGTATCTGGTTCCGACCCAATAGATATTACGCCTATAAGACTTACTACTGCCGCAGGTGATGCAACGTTTGGTGCAACAAACGGGAGTGACGTAATAACTGTTACAGACACCGCGCATGGTGCAATACTTAATGACTTTGTAACCTTTAGCGGAGCAGTATCTCTTGGTGGAACAATTACTGCTGCAGTATTAAACAAAGAATATCAAATTACGTCAGTTCCTGACGCTAATACATACACGATTACGGCTTCTGTTAATGCAAATGGAAGTGACACAGGCAATGGTGGTAGCAGCGTTGTTGCAACATACCAAATCAACACGGGTTTGAACACGGTGGTTTCCGGATCTGGTTGGGGCGCGGGTTATTGGGGCCGTAGCACTTGGAGTTCCGCAGCCGATACTAGCGTTGCAGGCAGTCAGCTTCGGCTTTGGTCAATGGACAACTTTGGAGAAGATCTTCTTTCGAATGTCCGAGGCGGCGGCATCTATTACTGGGATTCCTCTAATGGCACAGGCGCACGGGCCGTGGACATTACCACTATTAGTGGCGCAACAAGCCCACCTCAAGTTGCCAATATTGTTCTTGTGTCTGAAAGAGATCGACATGCTTTGGCTTTCGGGTGTGATCCGCAGGCAGACGCAGGCAATCAAGACCCTTTGACTATCAGGTTCTCGAACCAAGGATCTGTATCAGATTGGGCGGCTACCGCAACAAACACTGCGGGAGAACTTAGAATAGGCACAGGAACTGAAATTGTTGCTGCAGTACAAACCAAACAGCAAATTATTGTGATCACAGATAGATCTGTATCTGCGATGCAGTTTATTGGAACTCCGTTTACTTTTGGTATTACGGAAGTTTCTACCAACACTTCTATCATTTCTCAGAACTCAGCTATAGCATTTGGTGATTTTGTTTTCTGGATGGGCGACAGGGTGTTCTATCAATACGATGGTAACGTGAAAATTATCCCATGCCCGATTCAAGAATATATTTTTGACAATATAAACCTTGATCAACTGTCTAAAGTTGTAGCTGCCAACAACAGCAAGTTCAACGAGGTTTGGTGGTTTTATCCATCAAAAGGAAATCTCAACAACGATAGCTATGTAGTGTATAACTACGCGGATCAGACTTGGTACTTCGGAACGTTAGATAGAACTGCTTGGACCGAGCACGGAGTTTCTGGATTTCCTTTAGCCGCGTCTCCGGATGGTTATATTTATTCTCATGAAATTGGAATGTCTGACGGTAGCACTAACCCTCCTAGCCCAATCAACGGATACATTGAATCTAGCAGCTTTGACATAGGTGAGGGCGACCAGTTTATGGCAATTCGTAGGATTATACCTGACGTTGGATTTAGGGCATCTACTGGAACTCCTACCGCAACGTTTACATTAAACGCAAAAGATTATCCAGGGGGAGGAGTTGAGCAGACAGAAAGTGGATCAGCCACGCGCACTTCCTCAACACCTGTTGAGAAATTTACAAATCAAATCGACGTGCGTCTTCGTGGTAGGTCTGTGTCTTTGAAGGTCGAGTCAAACGAGGTTGGGACTCAGTGGAGATTAGGTTCACCACGGGTTGACATACGACCAGATGGGAGACGATAATGTCTACGACTAACATTACAATCCCGTATTTTGCAAAAGCTCCGGACTTATACAGCCCAGAGTACACTGCACAGGTAACGCGCCAGTTCTCTTTGTTGGCGCAACAGCTAGTAAACCCCGGTCCTATACGGGCTGAGACCCTTAATTTATCAGGTCTTGGGGTATACGCAAACAACACTGCAGCAAAAGCTGGCGGTTTGGTCGAAGATGATGTATATAAGACATCAACAGGTGAATTGAGGATAGTGGTATGAGTGATTCAGAAAGAACTCCCGAAGAAATTGAAGAGTTAAATAGACGTAGAGAAATGAGCGGGACTCCTGCAAAAGGCGATAAACCTGCGTCAAAAGACGTTACCGCCTCTGTTACGGGACCTGATCCAATGGGTGGGGGTGTCTGGTAATGGGTCTCTTATCTTCGTTAGGTAGTCTTGTAGGAATGGCAGTTGGTGGTCCTGTAGGGGCCGCAGTTGGTGGTGGGATTGGAACCTTGGGAGAGGGCGGATCTTTATCAGATGCTCTTAGCTCTGGTATAGGTAACGCATTAACGGCAGGAACTTTAGGAAAAGCTGGATTAATTGGTAACGCTCTTGGCGGCGGTGCAAGCGCAGCGACTCGAGGCGCAGGCATAGCTTCTTTGTTTGGCGGTTCTATGGGCGGCATGATGGGCGGTGCTCAACCAATGAGTGCAATAGCAAGTGGTGCTATGGGTAACGCAGGCGGATACGGTCCTATGCAAGGCGGCATAGCTCAAAACTTAATGCAGGGCATTGGAATAACAGACGCTAACGGGCAGACTAATCCTCTTATGGGCGGTATTATGCGTGAGATGTTGTATCAACAACGCAGACCACGGTTCGAGAATCTGATGTCCGACACAGAAATGGCACAGTACAATACAGGGGAAAGACGCCCCGACTACAGAGGGACAGCGGTCCCAGGTACTCCTCGGGTTCAGACTCGAGCCATGGGTGGAATGATCGAGGGCCCCGGATCAGGGACCAGTGACTCTATTCCCGCAACTATTTATCAGAACGGTGGCCCTGTCCAAGAGGCTCGTCTATCTGATGGTGAGTTCGTAATGACTGCAGATGCTGTTAAAGGCGCAGGCGGTGGAAATAGAGGCGCAGGCGCAGCTAAGATGTACGAACTTATGAACCAATTTGAACGGAGGGCTTAACTTATGGCGACTGAAAACGAGTACATCACCAAGAGTATGAACCTCCTTCCTGAGTATCAGGAGATGTTTCTTAAAGATTTATTAGCAAACATTTACCAAACAGATGAAGACACAGGCGAGATATCTGGTATCGCGGCTGTAAGTCCATTGTATGGCGAAGCAGTTTTAGATGCAGAAGGCAATCCAATGTTCGAGGCTGCAGACGGCAGCGGTTTTACTTCGGATCCTTCATTAGCAAAGACAGATCAGTACGGTACTCCTATCGAAGGAACTCAAGGTGGCGTTGCTGCCCCTGACGTAATGCGTTTTACAGACGCACAGACGGATGCTATCCGTCGAATGACAGGTTACACTGACCCCGAAACAGGGGAAGTTGTTTATGAAAGCGGCCTTGGTGCATACCAACCTTATTTAAACAAAGCAGAAGAAACCTACGACAAAGGTATAGCTTCTATTGCTGGTAGTACTGGTGCGTATGATCCTACTTCATATAAAGAATTTTACGATCCATTCGTAGAAGACGTGATCGATGTAACTATGCAAGACATAGATCGAGCGGGTCAGATAGAAAACATGGATCAACGTGCTCAGTCTGTTGGTGCTGGAGCGTTTGGCGGGTCTCGTCAAGCCATCCAAGAATCCGAACTGCAGCGAAATATTATGGATCAGAAGGCGAGAACTGGTGCTCAACTTCGTTCTGCAGCATATACTGGTGCTCAGAACCAAGCTCAGTCTGCTTTCGAAAACCAAATGAAACGCGGTCAGAGTGCAGGTCAACTGTTCCAAGGTCTAGGAACTGGCATCGGAGCACTCGGGGAAGCAGCCCAAGGTCTAGGCATGACAGACATAAACTCGTTGTTTAATGTCGGTCAGCTTGAGCAAAACCAACTTCAAAAAGAATATGATGTACAACGTGCAGGTCAACTCGAGGAAGCATACGAGCCTTTCTCTAGGTTCTCCTACATGAGAGACATCCTGTCGGGTGTCCCATCAAGCGGCACTTCTTTGGCAGCGGCGGCTACACCACAAGCCAGCCCCATGAGCAACGTAATGGCAGGGGCAAACATATACGGTGGCGCACAAGGACAAGGAAACATTTTTGGCGGGTTAGGTAAACTCGTCTAAGGCAGGGCATAAGCATGGATAACGTATACAACCGCAGTCTATTCTCTAAGAACAACAGGCCTGCTCGACAAAAGTTGCAGAAGATGGGCGGGATTATGGCCTCATCTCCCGAGCTTATGCAAGCGGCACAGAGAGTTGGTAGTACACCTGATCAGAATATGGGTGGAGCAGGGGCTAGTAAAATGGCGAATCTTGGACCTCCGCCTATGCCTATGGCTCCTCCCATGCCTATGCCTAGCTCAGTTCAAATGCCAACTCCTCCTATGAAACCTATGGCGTATGTCGAGGGCGGAGAAGTAGAGGCTGTAGACATTACAAAAACTCCGACAACATCTTTGAATAATCCAGGGTTTGCCACTGAGTTTGAGAAATACTTAGGTACGACTCCTATGTTGGCAAACAAATTAGACAAGGCTTTTGATTCTAGAGAAGAAGCGGCGGCGGAAGCGGCAAAAACTAAAGATGCTATTGACGCTGCAATCGCCACAGAAAATACAGAAAACATTGTTAACACGGTCTTAGATCAGGCAGGGATGCCTTTGAACGAGGACTCTAAGAAAGAGTTTGCTCGGTCCGTGTTCGGGATGGAAGATGTGAACGACATCGATGAGATAAATAAACGTATTGCAGACGTGGCTATCGGATCATCAATCGGCAAAGGCCCAGACGCTTTTGCAGAAGCAGTGATACTTGGTCTAGGTGAATACAAGAAAACTGCTACGGCCCGTGCCGCTGCTAAGTCAGGCGGAAAGTCAGGCATGTCACCTCTTGAGCCTTTCGCAGATGCGGTTCGTGATCTCGCAGGTAAACTTGTGGCTGCTCGAGGCGTTGATATTGATACTGCAATGCAGCAAGCCGCTGCAGCATTAGCTCCGTACTACGGTGCTGGTGGCGGTGTTCCGGTTACATCCCCGTCAGGTCCTAGCTTAGACGAGCGAAGAACATTGGTTGAGCAAGCTTTAAAACAACAGCCTGATAAACGAGAGTTGATTCTTAAACAAGCTGAACAAGATGGTGTTAACATCGAGGGGCTATAATGGCTGATAATCCGTACCTAGACTTGGACAAGCCTAAAGAGACTGTCGAAGACTCCAACCCATACCTGCAAGCAGAAGACACTGGGCGCAATCGAGAGCAGTTCGGAGAAGGAACTATTGCCCGTGAGTTTGTCGAGGGTGTTGGCTCTGGTTTGATCGGCATCGGAGAAGGTGTCGTGGGCCTTGGAGCATTAGGCGTGGACCTCGTTGCAGGCACAGATTATGCGGATAACGTCACAGAGACGGCTGAGTATCTTAGAGATGTAGCGGGTTTTGATCCCGAAGGCATCGTGGGTAAAGGCGCAGAAGTAATCACACAATTTGTCGTACCTGGGGTGGGTGTTGCTGGCAAAGTAGGCAAAGGGTTTATGAAAGCTAGACAACTTGCTGGTAAGACAGGAAAGCTTTCTAAGACTGAACGAACCAACCTAGCACTGAGAGAACTTGGTGCAGTTGCTGGGGTTGAGATGGCAGTGTCCGGAGACAACAGCACTACCATTGGGGATTGGGTCGAGATGGGTCCAACTCAAACTACAGACTTGATCGGGCTTGAGGGCACAGAAAAAAATCTGGCTCGAGTAGGTAACAGGCTTAAAGTTATGGCAGAAGCAGGGGTCATAGGCGGAACAATCCAAGCAGGCTTGTCCAAAGCGGGTAAGACTATTGGGGACGCGAAGGTTACAAAAGATGTAGCGGGTGCAACAAAACGTAAGATCGATGCTGCAGGCACTTATCTTGACGAACTGGTGGACAAACGAACCTTGAACGCGCCGGGCGATGACCTGTCTGGTCTAGAGAAAGGTATAGCTGAAGCAGTTATCTTTACTCGATACCGTGGAGCAACTCCTGCACAGATCGCAGAGAAACGTCTGTTGTTAGATGGTCAGATTAAACCTGAGTTAGACAAAGCCGGACGTATCTTTAACAATATTGAAGCTGACTTGGACAAAGTTATAAAGGCTATGCCGAGTGGTTCTACGTTGGATAAGACCGACACGCTAAACAAAGTCCTAGATTATATGCGGATCTCAGATCCTGCTGCAAAGAAAACTGCGTTTAACTCTTTGCCTAAAGAGATACGTCGAGACGCAGCTAAGATGCGTGATCATGTGGACACACTGAGCCAAGGCGTATTAGACAGTAAGTTTTTGAACGATAACAACTTCATGACTAAAGATGGTCGTATGATTAAAGACGTTATCCAAGATGGACTCGGCAGTTATGTTCGACGCAGATACAAAATATTTGAGGATGCGAACTACACTCCGGATGAAAAAACAATAAAGGTGGCTGACAATTACTTCCGTAAAAACAAGCGGTTAATTGGTAAAGAGCTAACTAGGTTGGCAAGAGCAGACGTTGACGATGTATTCAATGACCAGTTTTTAAGATCTAACGGCCTTGATCGTACAGGCACGGGGGATAAACAGATCATTACTGTTCTGGGTCAGCCTACCGACACAGTCGTAAAGAAAGCCCGTGAAGGATACTTGAACAGGTACTCGTTGAAGAAGAACGAGAAGTTGAAGGGCGGCTTTGTTGCAAAAGACCGTTTGGATACAGGGATGTTTATCTCCAGGGAAAAGATTGCTCCGGCTCTACGTTCTCTTTTAGGAGAGGTCGATGATCCTCGAGCCGCTGTCCTTGGTACTGTGGCAGACTTGGCTCAGTTCAATGCTATCGACGATTACTTTGGCACTATTGCTAAGATGGCAGAGACAAACACAGGCATAGGAAAGTTCTTTCGTAACGGGAAAGATTTAAGTGAGGCTCAAAAGAAAGAGTTAACCCGCCGTGGATATATCAAACTAGGTGGGGATGATGGCGCAGCAAGTGTCCTCGGATCTACAGGTAAGAACGCTGACGCAGAAAAACTAATTGGTCGAACAGGTTGGGGTAGCTTGGACGGACACTACGTCCCCAAGCAAATCTATAAAGATCTTACTAATCAGGTGGCTGGCGAATCTAACTGGGGCGTGGAAATGCTGAAGGGTGGTTTAGGTGTTGCCCTTAAAGCCAAGGGTTTATCCCAGTATTCCAAAACAGTTCTGTCTCCAATCACTCAAATTCGAAACTTCACAACCGCTGTTATGTTTGCAACGGCAAACGGGAACATGCCTGTGCTTGGTCGAGGAAGTAACTTCAAGGATTCTGCAACGGCAGTCTTCTCGGATATCTTTAACAAGGGCAGCGAGGCTGTGTTTGATGATCTAGCTGACGCTCAACGCAGAGGAATCTTAGGAACAAATGCAGAGTTAAGGGAGATTCAAGACCAGTTAAGTAAAGGTATTGGGTACTCAAACTCCGCAGAAGTTCGTCCTAGAAACTTTATCGAGGCTGTCAGAGGTAAGACAACTGACAACAAATACGCAAAAGGTGTGGGTAAAGTAGCTTCTGGTTTTGAGAAAGCATATCAGGGATCAGACGATCTTTGGAAATACTTCTCGTACCATTCTGAGCAGGCTAAGATACGACACGCATTGGACGGAGTGTCCGAAGCAGACAAGATTAAGTATCTGACTAAGAACATGGATGATGTTACTATCGAATCGCAACAAGCAATTCGAAATGGAACTGCTGATATTGATGAGTTGATCAAGACTCGCGCTGCACAGATCGTGCGAGACACTGTGCCAAACTATAACAAAGGTGCATCTGAGTTTATCAAGCTTGGACGAAAGCTGCCGTTTGGAAACTTCATCACGTTCCCTGCTGAAATGTATCGTACAAGTTTTAATATTGTTCGCCAAAGTTTGGACGATATGGCTTCGGACATCCCTGCTATACAGGCTAGAGGTCGGCAACGTATGATTGGGTTTGCAACTACTACTGCAGTTGTTCCTGCCGCTGCGCTAGAAATGGCATACGCTGTGACAGACGTGACTCGAGAAGAGATGGAAGCGTTCAAGAGATCCTTTGGTGCACCTTGGATGAAAGGCGCAACTCTGATTCCAACAGGTCGAACAGAAGACGGGAAGATCAAGTACATCAATTACAGTACCTCGAATCCGTATGACGTGCTGTCTAGGTTTGCCAACCGCGCTCTTACTGAAGCGGACGCTGCTATGGCAGAAGGAAAAGACCTTGATCAGTGGATCGTGGATGTAGGTATCGGAACGTTAGGCGAGGCGTTTGCTCCGTTCTTAGACGAAGCCATGCTAACAGACGCCCTTTTAGATATCTCTTACCGTGGTGGGCGCACATCTACAGGGGCTCAAGTATATAACCCCGAGGACAATGGAGCTACCAAACTATTCAAGATGTCAGGTCATGTGGCGAACACAATGATTCCAAACGTTCTGGCTGTCGCGGATATATCTGGTGGTAAAATTGAGGCCAGCCGCGCAGTTCGCGGTCTTGTCGGAGACGGACTTGGCATCGATGCCATATCTTCTCAAGACAAAATGGGGCGTCAAAGAACTTGGAAGCAGGAGCTTGCGAGGTTGTCTACTGGTGTATCCGAGCAAGAGTTTGATCCAAAGCAAGGTCTTAGGTTTGCAGCCTACGGATTCCAACGGGGACAGACTGACGCGAAGCGGATGTTCAACAGCCTCACAGATGATTTCGGAGTGACTCCGGCACAACTGTTGAAGGGTTATCAAGACGCTAACGAAGCGAAGTATCGCAATGACCGTGGCTACTACCGTATGATTCAAGACCTTCGGACCATGGGCATCTCAGATTCTGAGATCCGTAGGACTCTTAAAGAGAACAACATCGGTGGTATTAAAGGTATTATGAGAGGTGAGTTTGAGCCATTTAAAATTACGCCTGACACATATAAGAAGCTTCTAAGAGTAGATGCCCTGGATAGTTTGCCTCGAGACGCAATCCAAAATGTGCAGGACAACATGAGAAATCTTCCGCTTGATCCACAAGTTAAAGACAGACGTGAGATAAAACCTGTCGAGATTGCTCCTTCGGCTCCACAATCAAACCCGTACTTGCAGGCTCCAAGCAACCCTGCTCCTGCAAATCCGTATTTAAATCTGGATCAGAGCAGTTTGCCACAAGCTCCAATACGGCAAGCCAGTAACAGAGGTCCCATAAGTCCTGAGTTGTTAGGCGGCAATGCACAGGAACGTGCGGCTAACGCTTTCTTACAAGACAGTTAACTACAAGAACACTTTCTTCTTGTGGTATTTACTTTTGTATAGCTTGGTAAAGGACTGAAAGAACTTAGTCGTTACTTTCTTTCTCTGTAGATCACTGCCTTCCTCAACAGCATGAGTCCAATCCTCTCTTTTAAAAGGCATTACTTGTATCAATGGTGTCCCTGGTGAATACAATGTTTCTTCCGCAGGTCCCTTATAAATAAAAGGAAAGTTTACTTCGGTAAGACCATCAGTATCTACAATGGCTGGTAGTATTTCGAAGTCTCCTCTGTGGTAAAACGGGGAGAAGAAAAGGCAAGAGTACCCCGGAGGAGTTTCAATTCTCCAAGGGCTTACGAACTTAAAGATAAGACCCCCGTCAGTTTCTTCCGCCAATGGCGATCCGTGGACCTGCTCTCTCCTATGATCTGTTATTACCTCAACGTTTGAATCAGGCCAGTGAAAACCTAACGTTCCGTTGCTTCCTTTTTTGACCAAGAGTTCCTGCCACAAAGGTATGATGTACCCAGAAGTTAAAAAATCTTGAACCGGAACACACGCTTTGAGGGTGAGATACTTATCTACAACCCCGTTTATAGCCGTCACGTCCAACTTTCTTTGTGGTCCTATATGACGAGTCATATCTTTGTACCAATTAGGTACATGCTTTTTTGCAGGAGTTGGATGCTCTAACTCTATGTACTCTGGTTTTTGGGACGTGAATGTTATCTTCATTCATCTATCTCTCGATAGGTAAATCCTTCTCCTGTAACTGCTACATGTAGTCCTTTACCACCAAAGAGTTTTATAAGCTCGTCGGATTCCGCTTCGACTTCTGCTAATACCTCTCGATCTTTAAGGGCCGCAGCACAGTTTATAGCGATTGCTATGTAGTCTATGATGGCATCGATTTGTAATTGATGCATCTGTTTGAATCCTACAGTTTTAATGTCCTCTAGTTCCATCATTCTATTTCTCCCCAATGGTCTTTGATATCAACGTCGATCTTGGATGGGATTGCTAAAGGCATTCCGGTCTCCATGATTTCTTTTATTTTAGATGCCTGTTCGTCACTCTCAATACTAAAACATAACTCGTCGTGCACAGTAAGCATCGGAGTAAGTCCTTCGTTGTAGCAATCAAGCATCGCCTTCTTAGTCTGGTCGGCTGCTGATCCTTGGATCAACTTGTTTAGTGCCTTGTATGTGAACGCTCTTCGTATGCCCCTGCCCCCAGGACCCCCGTACTCCTTCACAGCTTCGTCGTAAGGCAGCGGTTTGCCTATTCCGAATGTCACAGGCTCCCAAAGGTGGAAGCGGCATCTACGGCCCATTAGAGTGCGTATCTGACCGTTCTTATCCCCCTGCTTAGTGGCAAGGTCTGCCAAACCTTTTACGAAAGGAACCTTCGTGTGGTGTCGGCTGATCAAATCCTTGGCTGCTTCTTTAGAAATCCCAAGCTGATCAGCTAGTTTTGCCACGCCCATACCGTACATGATTCCAAGGTTCACAGTCTTTGCTTGCTTACGAGTGATGTTTGCAAGGTCCGCTACCATTTGATGCAGGTCAACATCCCCTGTGTTAAACTCTGAAACGATCTGATCAACGATAGGATTGCGAATCGTGGACGGAACTAACGAAGCAAAGTGAACCAGTAACCTCGGCTCTTGGCTTGAGTAGTCAAACGATCCCCACTTCTGCCCCTCTTCGGGTATGAATATCCCCCGTATATAACGTTTGATATCTGGGTCCCGAGCAGGAAGCTGCTGTAGGTTTGGGTTTGAGGAAGAAAATCTTCCGGTAACCGTTCCCCCAGAATCCCTGCGGGTAGAGTGTAGCTCCGTGTGGATTCTTCCGTTGTGCTCATGACGCAGGATACTATCAATGAAAGTACTGTCGGCTTTGTCAAACTCTCTTAGCTTAACTAAGATCTGTGCAACTCTCTCCGGATGCTCGTTAAGAAAACTTTTTGTAAACGATGGAGCCCCTTTCTCTGTGCGAGGATATTCCATCTTCAACTTATCAAACATCTTTTGAATAGACGCAGATGCCCAGATGTCTACTTCCATCCCTGCTTCTTTCTCCAACATCCCCCTAAGAAGTTTGCTTTGCTTTTGCAGAGCCTTTTTGTTTTCATCGGCTCGATCAAGATCAACACGCACACCCTTGGTTCTCATGTCCAAGATACACCGGATCAATCCTGTCTCCATGTTCCAGACATCCCACAACTCTTCTTTGTCCAGATGAACTTTTAACGCAGTCCATAGTTTAAGTGTGGCTACCGCATCTTGTTCCGCATAATCCCCCACAAATTTAGGAGGGAGCTTATACATTTCAGACTTAGGGTTGACTCCGAAATCTGCAGCCGCCGCCTTGAGTAGCTGTTCATTCTTTCGAACCCCTGCATAATCACGGGCCATAGCATCTAGGCCAAACGACCAACGGTTCTCATCGACCAAGGCTCCGGTCACCATGGTGTCGATGATCCTACCCTTAATCTCCACACCTTCTGCTCTCAACCAACCTGCGTCATAGGTTGCATTGTGCATAATCACATCCATCTCAGGAACTGATAGCTGTTTCTTGATCCACTTGAGCGTGATCCTCGGGTCCATGTTGTGACCGTTCTCATGCCGCATAGGAAAATACCCTTTGTATTCTCCGGCAGCGACAGCAATCCCAATGATATGTCCGTTGTTCGTGGCCCATCCAGGGCCGAGTGTGGTGAGGTTAGGGTCTTTTGTTTCCAGATCAACAGCCACCTCCTTGTACCCTGTAAGATCAGGGAACTCAGTTGGGATGTTCCAATCAGTTTCAATCACGTTCAACTCACCTTTGAGTTGGTAATTAAGATCACTGGAATCACCGCTATCTTCTGTAAACAAAAACTTCTGACTCATTTATTTAGCACCTTGTCTAATCTATTAGAGATCTCTTTCTCTCGATCAGAAAAATCTGACCCCAAAGCGCTATACCCACACTTATCAATCCAAGAATCCTCATGATCTAGCCCGTTCAAAAGACGGGCGGACTTAACCCAATCCATCATGATCGCAACATGTTGCGCTGTAATGTATCCATGAGTGCGTAGTGCCTCTCGTACTATTATATTCCATCCGTCAGCAATACGCGAGAAGTTATCGTGGGCATCTCCATAGTCCTTGGCTCTCTGCCCATTGATCAGTTCTTTTGCCTGATCCAATACTTTATCTCTTTTCATAGCGTGTACCTATACTTGTTACTGGATTGTAGGATATACAGATTGTGCCGCGCTCTTGTGATGGCGACATAAAATGCTCGGTGTTCATCATCGGGAAATCTAGTGTCATAACAAGCCTTGGTCGAAGCAGTCCAAACCATACAGTTGTCATCTTCACCGCCCTTCATGGCGTGGAAAGTCGATACCTTGATACGAGGTTCTGATAGAAGATTCTCTCCTCTGCGAAAGATAGCGTCGATGTACTCCTGCTCCGCACCAGATACGTTGAAGATTTCATACCCCCCGTAAGCTGCATCTTTCAGTAGACCGTAATCTTTCATCAGTTCTCTCATAGACAACATGGTCTCTGCGGGTAAGGCATCGAGCAACTGCGTAGCTCCTCGGCGCACAACTGCATCTACGCCCTGTTTCTTTACAGACTCGTAGATCCTTTTGACCTCGGGCAACGTTATAGACTCATCTTTACACAGGCTTTCCCAAGCCAATAGGTTGTGCACTAACGTTTCGGAAAGACTAGACTTACCATTGCGTGAGTATTTGTAACCCTGTCCTCGCAACCAGTTCGCCATCTCAGATACATATCCATTAGTCCTTGCCATCAATGTCCAAGACCCCTCATGGATTGGAGCTTCAGACAGGTAGTTGACGTACTCTACCTTGCCTTCTTCCTCACGGGCAGTGAACACCTTCTCATGCCGACCAGTAATTCTTTTAGATATTGACTGCGCGAGTCGGTGAACCGACTTGGGAATGCGATACGACTGACTAAGAACCTCGATGTTGTCAGAACTTTTGTTGAACTCTGATACTTCGACCCCCGTCCATCGGTGGATAGCCTGATCATCATCCCCTGCAATCCAAACAAACTCAGACTTTTCCGCTATCTTTCTCGCCATATCCCACTGCAGTGGAGTGAAGTCTTGAGCCTCATCAATAAACAAGTAGTCCAGATTAGGAGTCTCACCGTGCTCGATAAACTTCTCGATCATGTCTACAAAATCATACTTGTCTGTAGACATTTTGTATTCAGCTAACTGTTTAGATAGCTGATCCAACTTGGCGTGGAACAAATTCCAATCGGCTTCCTCATTGTACTCCTGATCGATACTGATCTTTCTCAAACGTGCGCGATTATCTAGCTGAAGATACCGAGCACCTGACCCTCCAACCGTGGGCAATGTAACACCACCGTCTAAAGACGTGTAGTCTTTGCCTTCAAACGTCAGGCCAATCTCTCTGCCTATGTTGGCATAGTCCTCGGGCCCCATGATATCAGTAGTCTTGAGACCCAGACTATGGAATCCAAAGGCATGTGTAGTCTTCATGTAAGGAAAGTCTTTGGGCTCTAGCTTGAACTTAACACAGGCTCGAGCAATCATTTCCTCGATGGCCTTTCTTGTAAAAGAAATAACTCCAATACGAGAGGGATGAGCGCCGGAGTCTAGTGCCGCCTCTATCTCTTGTATCAAGCGATAAGTTTTACCACACCCAGGTGGACCTAGCAGAAGCTTACTGTTCTGTATCATAGTCTTTTCCTCTTGGTCGTTGGTTAACCCAATCCTCTATCTCTTCGAGAACCCAACGGCTGGCGGATCTTCTATTGTGCTCACTGCCAAGCACGATAGGTTGGGGGAAGCTTGAGTCTGTTTGTGCCAGTTTGTAAACGTATGACTTAGATACCCCAAGCAGATCGGCTACTTCGGATACCCTCATCAGCTTGTTAGAACGGGATGTCATTTGATATCTCCTTAATTGGTAGTTCAACTTCGCCTTCGTCAAAGGCAGGAATTATCCAACACCTAAGAGTAGATTTTATTTCGCCTTTCGGGCTGCGCTTAACGATGTTCTGCTTGCCAGTGTCTCCACCCATGTCTCGAATCATCTGCATAAGCTGACCTCTGGTTGGCCCAGAGAATCTACGGTGATGCAGGTACTCCAACAAACCATCTAGTTTAAACTTCGTTGTACCTCCATCCGTCCATGGCTTGCCCATATCCATTTCCTCTGGGGACATGGCTCGTACATGGCTTGTGCAATAGTTACGCAAGTGATCTTTAAACTGTCCTGCGATTGTCAGTTCCGGAGGCACTTCTAAGAAGGTCGCACCTTGCATCAAACTATTGACCAGTTGCTGCCACTTCTGAGGTTTCATAGTCGGAGGCATCATGTTCTTTTGATCCATGCAAGCACGTTGGAACAACGTCTGATTCTGGAGTTGCTCAGTGCTCAACTGTATTCTGTCTCCATCCACGTCCATAAAAAACAGGCGAGGCTCAGACAGCATGATCGTAAGACCGCCAACAGTGACAGCGTCCGGTGCATCATTACCTATCCCAAACTTTCTCGTAGCGCATACTGCAGGATCACAGTAACTCCGCATCGGTTCATCTTTACAGGTGTAGAGATATTCTTTTTTCTCATGCTGCTTTGTGAGATTTACGATCTCACTCGAGGGCAGAGGCGGACTAGCTAGTGTCCGGTTGTACCCTTCAAACTCTTGTTGCCACTGATCTGGGCTCTTCATCTTGCAGTACCGAGCCACGTTAAACAGCGTGTTGTTTCTAAACTCTGTTACAGGTCCATCTGAAAACAAATGCTCGAGGCAAGGAGGTCCATCAGTAAAGTGTTGGCGGGGCTTGGATAAGCGCATCCCCTCGAGGTCGCTTAAAGATACCCTGGATTTATCCACTGTGTCTAGAAACTCGTCTAACTCCATAGCCTCTGTCTTAGAATTAAAGGCATACCGTTGTGGTAGATCCGCGTTAAAGTATGGCATGTTGATAAAGTTACCAACGTCCCCTCTTTCCGCGATGATGGTGTCCTGTTTGGGGAACACCTCACAACCACTGTGTCCTAATGCAATGGACATCTCAGTCAAATAATCTCGGATGTCTGCAGCTTGTTCCCAATCTTTTAAGAACAAATACAAGTGAGCACCGCCCGACTTGGATCGACAATGAACCAAAGGAAGCTTTAACTTCTGGATTTTGTCCTGCATTTCGTTGTGGTTTAGATCGTATACATCTATGTCAAGCGCACCGAACTGGCACTTGTTCTCTTCATTTATAGGGATTGCTCCTACACCGCTCTTCCCGTCGATGTGCAACTGCACTAACGCCTCGGTCAATGGCTCTCGGACAATCATGCTTTTTGAATCTGCTTTTCCATTGCGGCCCACCCGTCCTACGGTTGTAGTACCGTGTGCAGATTTGGCCCCAAGAAAAGAGGCAAGCAATCTTCCTGCTTGTGTCATGGGTGTCTCCTAAAAAAAGGCTCACGCTAACGGCCCGTGTCAGCGTGAGCCAAACTACTTAAAACGGGATGGAATCATCATCCTGTACAGAACTCACAGTTGCCTGATGTTCTGGGTCTTTAGCAGCTTTTAGTTCTCCGGCAGCAACACTGCTGCGGAAGGTGAGAGCCTCTTGAAGAAGGTCACGGTCATTGACCAAACCAATCTTCTCGATTGAATAGTTAAACCAAGTACCTTGGTCATTGCTTTCCTCGACAGTGCTGAACTTCCACTGGGTTGCGAACAACGGTGGTAGAACCATGGCCCCTGTCTTCGGATGCTTAACCTTTTGCATTGCGATCTGTGTCTTCCAACGGCGACTGACCTTCAACTGTGTGGACTTCATGTCGATCACAACAGGTTGAGAGATACCATCGGCATCGATCACCAAACAAAAGTGTTGGTCTGACTTGACCAGTTCATTACCGTTAGGCAATATTTCTTTTGAGCCAGAGCGAGTAGTCTGTTGAAGAACCGGATCGGTTGCATCAATCTCGCCTTGGTAACCGCCGCCCATGTCACGCGGGATAAACTCAAGGTACTTTGTGCTTTGATAGCAGGGCAATACTGTGATGCCCTCTTCACCAGAGAACTTATCTCCAGTAACAGTGTTGAACATATCCCCTTGCTCTGCACCTTCAATGTACTCTGCTTCCCTCTTCTTTAACTGGGGAGACATAGCTTGAAGTATACGAACAAACGGGATCTGCATTTCGTCTGCGGCAAAGGTTGCACCTTCACCTGCAAACTCTAAGATATCGTCCATGATATCGGTTGAGACTGCGGTCTCTTTCTTTTTTGCAACTGCGTTAGCCATTATGATTTCCTCTTGATTACAGCGGTGTTAGAAATGAATGCCCCGAACAGGTCGAGATCGATTGGTTTACCATCAGTGATTCGTTCTTTGACGAATGCTTTCAATGTTGATGGGTGGACATGTGTCTTGGTCTTAGGTTCGAAGCCTCGTTCACGCAGGACGCCGACTGCGTCTCCTGCCAAGTTGTCTTCGCCTTTACCAAACGACACAGTGATATCGTTCTTAATGATATCATCGAGCCCGTTTGATCTGAGCCAATCGAACGCTTGATCTTTGTTCGCGACAGGGATTGATGCTGCCACAATCATTTTACGTTCTACGGTCATACCGTCTACATCCAAACGCTCGACGCCCATCTCATCCATCAAGGCAGGGATGCCTTCAACAGATAGTTTGTGCTTCTCTGCTTTGAGTGCTTTAATGTGGGACTCGGCATCCTCGATCTGGGACTCAACGTTTCGCAACGTGCGTACCAAATGACTAAGCTGTTTGCCTGTCCCTGTATCAACTCGACTGACTGCGTCAGCCTCATCGAATATGTCTTCAAATATATCGTTCATAAGTTTTTCCTCTTCAGGGTTGATTTGT